CCACACTGCGAAGACAAGTGTAGTGTGGGTAGAGGATGTTATCCTCTTGTGGGTTGCTATGTTAAGCTAACATAGCCTCGGCGGCCGCCTTCCAGCGGCCGCCAAGGGGAACATAAGCCCCAACCGCGTCCTTATAACTCCACAAGGAAGTTACTCGGTGACGGATTTTGAACCTGGCCCTGTCAGTTCTGACAGAGACACGTCCGTTCCTGACAAAACCTCCAACTACGCTTGTCAACAGCCCATCGGGGTTGAAGAAGATTTCTCTTCTCCTTTGACCCCTAGAAAATGGGTAGTATCTAAGCTCATCAGGGCTTTCCGGTAACGCAAAGCTTAGGGGCCGTTGGGATAGGTAGCGATACTTAACGCCACCAGTCCAACGGTCCTTTGCCAAGCTAGCCGGCGCGAATGGCACTTTGATACCCTCTGCATCGCCATCATGAGGAGGAATCGGGAGAAAATCAACCCAATTCATCAACATTTTGGCCGTTTTGGGTAGCATTATACCAGATCGCGCAGACCATCGTACTAGCCTATTGATGATGGAGTAAACGTCGGCACTTGTAGAGAGGTCTTTTAAATATACTCCACGGATATCATTCCCGTGAAAGTAATCCCCTCCGCAAGATTCACGGAAGTACCCTGTATTGAACGACTTGCCAACGTTCACCTCAAAGCCGAACAAATTGAGGGCTCGGACGACGAAATCATAACAGTCCTTTCGGACAATTATGTCGTCACCGAATATCCCAAAATTTGCTCTACCCTTTGAGGAATTCGCCACGGGCTTGACGCCCAGAATCGAATAGCAGGATACAACTATGCTCGCGAACAATATCGTTTGCAAAGGGAACGTAAAAGCATTCCCCATGCTCGATATCATGTGTAACTCCCTACTCGAGCCATCTGGAAGGATGACCTGAGGACTGCGTGCTTTCTCAAACCACCTAAATGCATAAGGCGGCATGAGTTCGCGACACAGAGAGAGCGACACACTGTCCGACGCTGACGAGAGGTCTATGGTTCCAAAGGAACCGTCGATACTCCCGAGGCGTGCGAGGTCCCTATTAAGCATCTGCTGATCGGACATGAATATTCTCCATCTCCGTTGCAGAATGCCTTCTAGGAACTCCCCGATCCCCTTCTGAAACAGCATATTCAGATTGGGTTCGGTACAGATTACTCGCGAGATTTCCGTCGTTTTAGGAACAAAGGAAAGACGGTTGCCCTCTACCGTAGAAAGCCCATGGTGTACGTTACGCGCAATTTCAGCGCAAGACCACGTGGGCCAGCGAGCTATAGCACACCGGTAATCCCGGTAAAGACTTGCAGCTGTGCAAGTTAGGTTCGAATCAAATAACTTTGTGTAAAAGTTATCTGAGACAGCCCCACGGCTCGCTCCAGGACCAGTCATAAAACCTTCCGAAATCTCGAAAAGGTCTAATGTCAGGAACTGGCAGAGGTGGAAGTACGTATCAAAGAGGTTTTTGACCTCATTAATCAGTACATCCTCGAAGAGCTTCTGCGGTTTTAACGCAAAGGTTCTACAGCGCTCGTTGCTACGAAGAAATAGCTCGAGCGCCTTCGAGTCTGCGTCTTCGGCCTTACTTCCTTCAAATTTCTTGAGGAAAGAGTTCCGAAGCCAGAGAGACTCAGCCTCCATCAGAGTCATATCCGAAGTAAGGATATGGTCTGTTTTTGGCAGCTCGTCTTGAAGGCACTGGAATACGGCAGCATAATCATGCATGGAGTACTCCTTAGAAATGACCTACAAGTTTTTAAGGACGTAAATCCAACCCTCCGTCCAGATCCTTTGATAAAGGTCCGGATTAAGGGCAACAAGTAGAATCACCACGACGTAGGGAAGAAGCGTAAACCCACGTAACCAGCGTACCTTTCTCATGAAGATTTCTCTTCTTAAGAAAGCCCACTAACGAGGGTGTCACCTAACCCAGCAGAAATTTGGGTTAGGGCACCAACGAGCAGCGAAATAGCTGCCCGCAAGTTAGCGGCATCCGCTGTGTCGGAACCAGCCGGAACCTCGATATTGCAACGAACAAGCAACGTCGAGGGCGCCTGGCCAGCCAATGGAATCGCGCCCTTTCGGACGATGATAACATGGCTGTTTTTCGGCACGGAGGTGAGTACACCGGAAACAGGGTGTGGCTTCCCGACAGGTTTAAAAACCTTCGGCCGCACGTACGTGACGGTAAATGGGTCCGATGCAGTATGGACCCTAACACCCGTTTGCGTGCCACCCAGGGCGGTGACGGCCCACTGTTTACCATTAACGTCCGGTGCAACATCGGACGCAGTGGTATAGGTAGGGCTTGTAAAACCCGTCTGGGCTCCCCCTGTTACAGGGGAAGAGATGCTGATAGACATTGTCTATCTCCTTTTCTTAGTGGTGGACAAAAAGAGCCAAGCCACAGCCTTGGTCCCCTCAATGAAGCCTCCGCTTACTTAGAAGAGCGCAAGGAGCAGTATCCTCAGTAGTTTCATCACTGAAACCACTGTTGAGCATGCTACACGCGTTTTTCCTAAGTTCCTCGTTAGCTTTTACAAGCCTGCGAGGATCGCAGATAACTTCAGTGACTTTGGATCGAAGGACAGAGCTATGTGCTCGGCGGTCATCCCCTCTCCATTCCATCCACTTAGCGAACCCGACGCCTTGTATAAAATTTACACAGGCATCGAAGCCACTAAGAAGGAAGGTAAGAGAAATGACGTTCGCATATTGCTGAACATCATCTAGGACGACCTCTAAGCATGAGTTCCACTCCAGCTCGCTACACGCAGCTCGATGCGACCTAAACTCTAAAGAATCAGAGTCAAAGTACAAAGAGCTAACGTTAAGCAAGCCCTCATCAGAACATAAGAAGATCATAAGGGGCGTTTCTGCCCCATCTGATCTAACTATATTCCTGATAAGTAACGTTCTACGCAAAACTGCGACAGAATGTTCACGATCCATTGTGTTCTCCAAGGTTAGTAGAAAGGCTTTGGCGGTCTTGCGCCCAAGGCAAGCGCGGCGATGTTTAGCCACTGCCTGCCAAAGGGAAGCTGAAAATTCAGCTCGCGGGAGAAAAGATCTCCACCCGCGCCACGAAAGACCGTACGATAGCTCGATTGCCCTCGTGCATGATTACCGGAATAACTGTGATAATTATCCGCCGCAAAGACTGGTCCTCCGCCGAACTGAGCCTTCGTCTTTTCAACGTCGGGAACTAAATCCCAACGTAAGACAGAATTCTCAATATCAACTCGGGCTGCCCAGGCTAAATGCGTATAGATATTAGCACAGGTCTCTAAAACGTCGCCTACATTAGTAAAGTAGTCGACGAGAAATGACCACGGCGCTAGCTCCCAAGCCGACGGTGCCCAATCCTCAAATCTAAAACCTGATTTGGTGATTAGGTCGTCTGTTAGGGAAGCAGCGAGCGACGGGTTCCGGAGCCTCGTAGCGTACATACCGTAGTGGATAACTTCCTGCTCGTAAAATTGGATCTCCGTTCTCTTAAACCAGAGCGAAGCTCCAAATACGAGTTGGCCAGCTTCCACTGAAGCAACGGCAGAGGAGACGGGAACGCTTGTCCCACCATGAGCACGAAACTGTTGACGCTCTAAAGCGTCTCTAGTAACGACTCTGGCAAGGGTCCTAGCGCCATCTCGCACATCGGCTAGCAGAGGTTGCCAGCCGAAAGTCTCTTCGAGGTACGTATCTGCTAGAACCTTCTTAAAACCACCAGATGGGGGCGGACGTTTCTTGGCTTTCGCCAAACGTCCGAAATACCCTCCGATGGCGGTCTGAAGGCTTTTTGCAGGTTTCATGATCATTGTCAGGGCTTTTCCCAGCTCTCCCGCAACGACTATGCCAGAAATTTGGCGTCGACGCCGCGTGAAGTTCTGCTGAAGCACCCTAAATGAATTACGATAGGCTTCACTCGTTGGAGCCAACAGATGGTTAGTTACTTCTATAGGGACATCGATCCCGTTTCGGGAACCGTTAGTCTCTATATAGTAAAGAGCCTTACTGTTGTTATCGCCGCCAGGAACAGGAAGCAGGAGTTTTAATTCTGCGTTATGTCCTGAAGCCTCGACGTTGGAAACTTGGACAAACATAGCTCCAGTGGCATTCTTCATCTGGCTAATGAGCTGGCGACGTGCCGGCACATTATTGGCAGTCCGGGTATAGCCTACGGTACGTGAAGTAAAGAATGTACCATCGGCAATACCCTGATTGACATAACCAGGAATGTCAGTATGAGTTCTGAGGCGAAAAGACCTCAGTCTCGTAGAGCTTTTGTTGCCCATCGTTTCCTCCTTAGAGTTATGCCTTCAACAGGCATACGACTTACCTGAATCGACGCAACATATAGTGGTTCTCTACCACATGTTGCATCTGCTCAGGTAGGGAGTACAGGAGAGTACCCTGTCC